TTACCGATTACCTTGCTTCAAATGCAACGGGGGTAGATAGACCTGATCGTAGGGTTTATGAGTTGCCTCAGTTCCGTACATTTATGTACAACAAAGTTGGCGGTGGGGATAAAGAAGATTTTTATAACCTTCGGGATGAAGTTAGACGTACAGTAGATACTGTAAACGCATTGAAGGCGGATGGTAGAATTCAAGAATTGCAGGACTATATAAAAGACCCTGATAAGTTTGGGCTTTATATGCTTAAGTCTTCTATTAATGGTATTGAGCAACGCTTAGAAGATATCCGCAAATACAAAAAGATTGTTTCTGCAGACCCACGTATGGACGGTGCTCGTAAAAAAGATGTGCTGGAAAGATTTGAAAATACCGAAAATGCACTATTACAAGCATTTAATCTTCCAAGACTAACGGAATTTGCTAGAAGCTTCGGATAAAAAATACCCCGCCGAAGCGGGGTTAAGTCCTCAATGTGGGGTCGAGGAGAAGAGTGAGGTAACTATATCACTTAACTCTCCAAATCCGCAAGCCAAATTTCCCATCTTCTACAACTTGTTTGCAAATAACCTCAATCCCTAGCCGCTGAGCTTCTTCCAGTATGTCTTGAGCGTGCGCCCTACGGTCTAGGCAAGGCACAAAAATAGACTGCTCAGGTTCAAACCGCTTCCACGGAATCAAAAGTATCTGATTCAGAATCTTTAACATTTAATAGTGCTTCTTCCCTAAAGAACTCCAGTTTAGTCGCATCAAATACTAAGGCTGGTGCATTTAAGTTAGTGTCTACTATAGTTCCTGAAGTCATACGCTTGCGTTTCTGACCCAAGAAAGCCCCACTTTTTTTATGCATAGCCAAGGATTCGTCAAAATTTAACTGGGATTTATTACACTCGGCACGATATTCCTTAGCAACCACGTATAGAAGCTTTGTATCGGGTTCGTAGCGTGCAGTCAATGCACCCCTTGGCTCTCTAATTGGGCCTGTCTCTAAGCCCGTTTTATGGTCTTTCTTGCCATTAATAACCAGCACTTCATGAAACTTCCTTTGGATAAAGCCACTTAAGAAGTCGCTATTCTCAGATACCATTTGCTTGTTCTGCGCCCTAGATTCCTTAATATGCTTGACGATATAAGCCATTACAGGTTTGTGGTCAATATCGTGTAGGTTTAAGTTCCTAGCAATAATCCCGCCAGTAATAGCGATTGCCGACATAGCTGACCAATACCGTTCTTGTGAAGTAATACTTGCCGCTACCTCAATCTTGACTTGTATATCACCTAAGAATTTAATAACCTCAGGCAGATGCCCAACCACATACTGCATAAATGGGAATATAGCGTGTCCATAGTTAGTATGTAGTCTTCCAAAGTGTTGCCTTGCCCATACTGGGTCGTCGTTAGCATCGTTAAAGATATGCAACTCCATCATACGCATTAGTTCGCCTTCGGGAAAAGCCTTAATAGAAAGCAAGTCATCACGTAAAGACCTGTTTGATGTAGTAATTAGTCCTGTTGCCCACTTGGTATGGTTAAGTCGTTCTGCATTGTTTTGTGACTGCATACGGTTCTTAGCCCGACCCTCAGTAATGTCGTAAGCCAAGTTAGACTTTTGTTGTGGATCCATGTTTGTCATTTCGTCAAACAAGATAGGAATGTTTTGAAACGTACCAATCCGTTGTAGCTTCTGATTGTATGTATCTTTAACCCGCATAAAACTATCTTCAGGGTGTCCATAGATACTACCGATGGTATGCAATACCGTAGTCTTTCCTGAACCTGAGCCTTGCGATTTAAGACTAAGTAGATAGCCTTTTAAATTAGTAAACTTAAGCAGTGTGTTGCCAAACCCCATAAAGAAAGCAAAAGCTTTAGCTTCCATCTGCTCTCTAGCATACGCATTGATGACGTCTTTCCAAACGTGGAAGTCGCCTTTTTCTCTAAACATTGGTACAAGTTCAATAGTCGTAGCTGTTGGTGGGCTGTATTTAACTCCATCCGCCGTAATTTCTTTGTCCCCAAGAATAAATCCTGAGTCATCAGATAACCAGCCAAACTGTTTGCGTGCTAATTCCGCTTCTGTTGTAGATTGCAATTCTTCTACCCATCTTGTTATATATGCCATAAGTATCTTCTGTTTAGTTGCCATCACCGCTACACCATGCTTAGCAATAGTGTCTCTAAATCTATCCGTTGCTAGTACATCAGTTAACGGCATAATAAATTCTTTAATCCCATCCTTTGGTAAATGCAAACGTAATAAAACGCTTTCCCCTCTATCAGGGTCATTCATACGCTTAACCGCATAAAAGTCATACGGGTAAATCATTTGTACTTCTTCTAAACCGCTTTCTTCGTCTTTGATTTTGGTGTAGATACCCCCTGCCGCACCCCTTGTATATGGAAATGGAAATTTAGGAATTTTATAAATCGTAGCCTCTTCGCCTTCTTCCTCGGCTGGAATTTCTACTACGTTATCTTGTTCCTTAGCTTCATTGAACTCTTTACCTAATTGAATAGGAGAAGTAATGTTATGTGGGCATCCTTGGCAAGGTGCTGGGTTTAGCTTTTTAAATGTAGCGCAGGTATAAGGACCTTTTGTTTCATTAGCTTTACGTTCTGTTGCATGTGCAGAATAATCGGGGTGTTTGTTGGAAAGCGTATGAATGGCTTTATCCCTATCCACACACTGCTGGGCAATACTTAGCCCTCCCCTCCAAAGCGGTTCATCTATTGTCGTCTGATTTTCGTAAATATGTAGTAGCTGTGGGCAACCCTCTCCTTTAGCGCTTTTAATCATGATGGTTTTAAAGCGAGAGATATTGTTACCCATTAACGCTAAAGTCATCGCATCCATCTGACGAGGTATAAAAGGCTTACCTGCCATACCAGCAAAGATGTCCTGCTCCACCGTATTAAAAACATCTTGTAGGATAGAGATATTCACCTGGGACCCGGTAAGTAACATTTCTACTTTGGCTGGGTTTTCAACATCTTTAAAGTTGAAAGTGTTTGGAATCCGCAGGATTCTAGCGGAATCCGCAGTGACGGATGGGTCAGCCTCAAGCTTATGCTGAACGCATAGGGCTTTTAATTTCTCGGCTAAGGGTTTCCATTCTTCACTTGGCAAAGCCGCTTCTAACACCCAGTATGCGTGTATGCCACGCCCTGAATTAACTACCGTAGGTCTAGGTAGCTTTGTACTTTTAATAAATGCTTTGAGCGCAGTCATCCCTTCTGCTTGGTCAGCATAGGGTTTACCCATACCACAATCAATGTCAATAAAAAAACATTTTAAAGACTGTGCGTTCTTAGCCGTGCGACCTTCTTTGGGGTCGGCAAATGAGGCTAATGCAAAATAGGCATTGTATTGTTCATCAACTAATTTCTGTGCTAATACATTTACTTCCTCAATACTTCCCACAAACTTTTGTCTTGGGCTTCCATCTTCTTTTAGTCCCACCACACAATACGACCCAGTATCGGGAAGCACTGCGGATAGAAAATTATTTGTTTCTAACATAGCCGCCTTTAGCCGTCAGTAAAAAGGATGGGCAGGGATATGACGGCGGTATATCCTTTTCGGTAGCTAACCTAGCCCTCCACACAACTAATCTAATTTATCAATAAGCTTTTGCATTTTTTCCTGATGCTTATCAGGTACATTACTTTTTCCACGAAACCAAGAGTAAACCGTCACTCGGGATACATCAAAGAATTGTGCTATATCAGTTACAGGTATGTCCCGCTTGATGCACACTTTTCCCAGCTGTACCCCAATCTTGGATTTGTCCGAAGCTTTTACCTCATTGATAAAGCCACTCGCATATCCTGTTGACATTAATTACTCCTCATCATCCCAATCGGAAAGAACTTTGGCTAAATCCTTTTTGGGAGTAGGCTCTTCTTTCTTAGTGGTGCGCTTAACAGGTTCGGCTTCCAACTCAACAGGCTTAGCTTTAATTTCTGCTTTTGGCGCTTCTAATGCGGGTGCGTCATCTTTAGCTTTAGCAACCGTCATGGTGATTGCCTTAATAGCTTCGGTGCTCTTACCTTGATTAATTGCAGTTTGAATTTCGTTAGACTCTAAGAAACGTACTGGCTTGAAAGTAATCTTAGGCGTAGAACTTGCAGTATCAAAACGCATTTCGGTTACAACTGCAGTGATAGGAACACCTTTAGCACCAATCATTTTGGCATACATTTGAAGAGGCCATTTACCAGCTTCGCCTTCACCAAATATTGATGTAGAAGGAAGAACTAATTGGAATACATCCCCACCAACATCGTTGTCCAACACAACCGCAATACGCTGGCTAAAGCGGCAAGCACGACCATCACCCTGACCTGAACCCTTAATGTTTTGTGGGCAGTTAGCGCATCCAGTAGACTGTGGTGTCTCAACAGATTTATCAGGATAGTCGCCGTTTGCAGACCAGCAATCAGGAGGCGCAGATACACCTTTCTTATACGTACCAGCATAATAAGTACGAGCAACTTTTGAGGAAGCCGCTACGATAACCACATTAAGGTTACGCTCTTCTTTTTGTGCGATCTCTTTACCGTTTACTAATAAGCGCCATACACCGCCCTCAATAGAAATACGTTTGCTACCGCCACCACCGCTACCCATAAGGGCTTTAGTAGTATCATCCAACTCCAACGACTGTAAGTGCGCTGGTAAACTCATGTCCAACATAGCAAGTTCTTTGCTCATCATCTTCTCCTAATTATTTACGACGTACAACTACTGTGTATTCAGCATCCGCTTGAAGCCCCGGCGGGTGCAGATCGGGGTTTTCTTCTAAAAATGTTTCCACATTTGCATTAGAAATTCTTTGGTGTAGAAAGTGCATGGCATCGTGTTCCTTCATAAATGAATAAAGGGATTCCCAATCACTTGTCCAGTAACGCTTATTTAGTTTTCTTGTAACCGTACCAAACTGCGTACGTAAACCATCTGTACCTACGTCTTTACAAATAGTTAGCAGTTCATTTTTAATTATGGCTTCTTGCTCTTCAAGTTCTCTAATTTGTTTCTCAAGCGCATATCGTTGGTCACGAATTTTTACATATACTTTAACCAACTTATCTGCTGTTGCTTCATGTTCACTCATACTCTTCTCCTTCTTTTTATACCCACAATTTACTCCCTTTCCTTTACACTGTCAAGAGTCTTCACTAATAATATTTTTATATAAGTCAATCATCTTAGTGTGAATGTCAACTTTTCCCTGCAACATCTTGTACATCTTCTTTTCTACTGGGGACCCCTGTAAGTGGACTACTGTGCAAGGGTTGTGTTGTCCTGCTCTATGCACTCGAGCATTAGCTTGCAGATAGGTTTCAACTGAAGTAATAGGGGAAAACCATACCACTAGATTAGCGGCAGTTAGGGTTACTCCATGTGCGGCGGCTTGTGGTTGGATTACAAGAATTTTGGGGTTTGCATCGTTTTGGAATCGGGCAAAAATGTCTGTGCGATTTCCGGCTGATACTGAGCCATTTATAATTTCCGCAGTGTATCCTGACCTTCTCAATTCTTCCGTAACAATCTCAATAGCGTGGCGATAGGGAACAAATATTAGCACTTTATGACTAGCTTCGTCAATGACTTCTTTTAAAGCATTGATTCTATTAGAAGCATCAAATTCAACCACCTCTCCACTATCCGAATAGACTGCGCCACATGAAAGCTGGAGTAATTTATTCAAGTTTGCAGCGGCATTGACTGTCGTTATTTCTTCGCCAGCGGCTACGGCTAACATATTCTTTCTAATGATTTCGTAGTATTTTTCTTGTTGCGCCGTTAGAGGTACATCCCTAGTAACATAAGTCATTTCGGGTAGGTCTAAGCATTCATCTTTTGTAAAACGTATTGCAGGTTGTAGTACCGTATGGACAGTCTTTTCTGAACTGGGTTTTGGAACCCATTTAAACTGGGTCAGCTTGTACATCACCATGTCTCGAAAAGAACCATAGAACCTTGGAACCCCCTGAGGGTTTATTAACCTTGCTAACCCATATGCGTCTGTGGGGGATTGGGAAGCTGGTGTGCCTGTAAGCATCCATAACCAAGTGTGCGGTTTAATAATCGAGTTTAGTATTTTCCAACGTGTTGTAGATACCGTTTTGTATGCGTTAGCTTCGTCAATAACGATTAGGTCAAAGTCATTAGCAACTACGGCATCCCTGATAATTCCTAACCCATCGTAGTTACATATAACAAACTCGGCATCGCCACAAACAGCTTGGATTCTTTTTTCCCTAGAATAGCTATGCGCTATTGAAGTAGTCCTATGCATAGCAAATTTAAATAAATCGTTTTGCCAAGCCGATTGCATGATGGATAGTGGACAAAGTACTAGAACCCGTTTGATAACCCCTAAAGTCATTAGGTAGTCTGCCGCCCATATAACTGAGCCTGTCTTTCCTGTACCCTGTTCGTTAAAACAAAAGGCTCGGCGGTGCAGAGTTAGAAACTCAGAAGTTTTACGTTGATGGTCAAACGGTTTATATAGTCCAGGCCATGTATAGTTAGCCCTGATTGGTGATGGTACATCCCGTAACTTTAAGTTCTTTAAAACTTGGGCTTCTTCTAGCCCCCAGTTCACCAGCACTTCACCCGTATCTAATATTTTGCTTTTTGGTATTACTGTGGTAATGCGGTTTGGGTCACGTACTTTAAGTAGCAACGCCTTATTATCTATGATTTGCAATCTCTTCTCCAATAGGAATACGACCAAAACACACGTTTTGATTAAAGCAACCCCTTACGGGGGTCAATCGGTTAGGTCATCACCAAAGGAAGCAAGATACCCCGTGAAGGGAAAAATATCTAGAAGGCGACCCCAACTGATACGGTTATGGCTAGGAAATGAGTAACCCTGTTGTTAGCACTCGTACCTTACTTCACAACACCTACAACAAAACTATTTCTTCTTTGGCTTCTTACGTTCTTTGACGCTTGTTTCAGAAACTAAATTACCTTTTGAATCTCTTTTAAAACTTCGATTCTTAGCGGCAGTAGTAATATACGTACCATCTTTATTAGAACCACCTTTATCTAAAGCTTTTCTGTGGGCAACGTCTTTGCCTTCTCTTGCATCGGCTTTACCGTTTCCGTTGGTATCTTTTCCTGTCTTATCCAACGCCCGCCTCGCTCTTTGACGCTCCATACGACGTTCGTGTTCTCCACGTTTTTTCTCCATATCATATTCATGGGCATAGGGTCTAGGGGTTTTGGTGTAAGGCATATCAATGATTCTTTCCGTTGTGTTCGCAGTCGGTTATAGAACACCAAGAACGACACGAGAAATTAGGCTTCTTATTCCAAACATCATTTTGGATAGCCGCTTCTAAGCGTTGAGTATCTTCTAACCATTTAGTCCAATATACCCCTTCATTATCTACCTCAAAGTCGTCTTTGACAAGGTCATTGGCAACTAAAAATAATAGCCCACCCTTAACCTTTTTAACCTCGGGAAAGTGCTTAAATAATGCGCAAGAAAGAAGTTCTAATTGCTTAGTATCCGCATACTTAGCGGATTTTCCTGTTTTATAATCAATCATATAGGCTTTATCGCCATTAATAATAATCAAGTCTGCAACACCTCTCCACCATACATCCTTATCAAAGAACCCACATGGTTCTAGATTGCTGGTAAGCCCCATCTTGTATTCGCAAAGCTTTGTGCCTTTAATAAGATTTAGCTTATCCAAGTGTTCTTTAATAAAGATATATTTTTCAGGGATTGGAACGCCTTTTCCAATGTAATCTTCAGCCGCTTTATGTACTTCTAAACCGTAATTTAAATGTTCTGCTGGCGGTTCTACTATATCTTTTACCACCCGAAGACGATAATACTTATGTGGACATTGTTTAAAAAGATTTATTGAAGAGTATGACCACGTGTATTTGACTGTCATGCTGATGGCAAAGCCCCATTAAAAATATAAGTCCCAGTATGGGATAGTTCTGCCCATGGAGCCGCCCAAACTCTAAAACCAGCGTCTCTAGCAATTTTGCAAAAATGGTAATCTTCAGATAGTAAACGTCTATCTTCATCATTAGTAATGCTGGTAGTAAAGAACTCGTTAATTGCTTGTGGTTTACGCTCTACATCTACTGCTGTATACACGTCGTTGTTATATACGGGTACTTTGCCAAGTAGTCCTTCAAACACTTCTCGTTTAATAAGCATAAAGCCTGTGCCACCATTGGCAATTTCCATTGGGGTATACCTATCTCCCACCATATTTTTTTCATTGTTTACTAGGTTTACTACAAATGACCCAGTGTATTTATGTAGTTCTTGTGGAGGTACCCCATTCTGTACGGCTTTAGTTACGTCTACCCAATTAATTTCTTTCTTTGGATAGATACCACAAATAATATCTTTATCTGCATGAATCATACGTATAATATCTTGAGCGTTAAATCCAATGTCGGCGTCAATAAACATTAAATGGCTACACTCGCTTTCTAAAAAATCTTTAGTTAAACTATTACGAGCACGGGTAATTAAAGACTCATTCATCATGTGCGCATACTGCATACCAATTCCGTTACGAGAAAATATACCAACGGCAGTTAGTAAACCTAATGTATAAGACCCATTACATAGCCCACCATACATTGGAGTAGCTATAAATATTTGTGTTTTATTTTCTTCACTCATTTCTTTTTGGCTTTCCTAGGGGTCTTTTCAACAAAACCGTTTAGAATTTCTGCCCTTCTAGCTTTAACCTCATCAGATGCGTATTCGTTAAGGTTATATACCTTGCAGTACGTATCCATTAGCTTCTCGCAGTGCATGTCTATTAACACTGAAACAGCGTGTAAGTGGTTATACATTTCGTCTTCTGACATAACTTTAGGATGGTCTAGGTAGCGCCATATCAGCGTATCGACAATATCTTTGACTCCCCATACCGCACTAATACCGTCTTCTATTTCAGAAGGTTTTGCCCATTCAATATTCATACACGATGGCCTTTTGGTAGTGGAACCACATAAGTTTTGTAATCTCTAGGATTAAGTTTAAGCGGTTCGTTATAGAACATACGGCGTTTTGCCATAGCTTGAATAGGAAGAAACTCCATACCTGATAGAGTTATAGATGCCGTAGTTATAAACGCTAAAGGGTTTTCCATGTGTAAATCATAAAGAACTTGGTCAATTCTTTTAGCAATAGTTTCTGATTCTGCAAGAGTTAGTGCCGCCCTTTGATCTGTTCGTAAGGGGCTTGCCGCATCTTTTAAGCGTTGTGTTTGCTCTTTAGTTAAGCCAATCATATTTTTGGTGTCCTCTTCTTTTTGAACGTAAAAAAATCGTCTAATGTAAATCCACGTTTGTGTAATGCTGTTTTTAATTTACGTAATGCTGTCTTTTCAATGTTTTGCACCGCCTGTCTTGTTATACCCATAGCATCGGCGACCTCTTGTTGGGTCATATCTGATTGCCATAGATTATTTTTGTTTCCCATCCTGTAAATCTTTCGCTATTTGTAAGAGTAATCTGACTTCGGCAAACGCATTTAATGCGTGGTCTTGCGCTTCTTTATACTCACGATTTATAACAGCTTCTTCGTAATATTTCAAGTACTTTCTCGCTTCCAACAAGAAATTCGAGTAATCCATCATTTAGCATTCTCCGTAGCTATTTCCAATTCCTGACTCGCAGTTAAGTGGTAGGTCATGTGCCCAGTCGGGTCGCCATTTCATACACTCTTCTACATACTTTTGTGCTTCTTCGGCTTCTACCTTTGGGACTATGCAAGCTACCGCATCATGTACCGTAAGTACCACCCTGTAACGCTTAGATATACGCACCATCTGTTCTGCAATAACGCATCTAGCAAGTGCTTGGCATAGGTTTTCTACAACCTTTCCACCATACAGTTTAACTGCGCCACGTCTAGTCTTATACTCGTATTGGGTTTTTCCTTCATAATCAGTTACTTGATGTAGGGTTTCGTATCGTTGCCACAATCCGCTTGGTAATAAGAATCCTCTTCTTTTGTAATCGAATGACACGACTCCTTCCAACCCGAAAGGGGCAGGTCTGTTTGTATGTATCGCCTCCAAACACCTACCTGCCTCTTGCCAAAGCTTAGGGATTTGAGGATATGTCTCCCGATAGACCCTGATAATACGACCCGCCTCCCCCTCTTCAATGTCCATGCCAAACGTCTTGAGTTGGGTTTGAAACTTCTTTGAACCCATGCCGTACCCTGCTCCAAGAATAGTCGTCTTGCCGACGAACCTTTCGTGCGCCGAGACCTTTGTAACATCCTTTTGATAGATAGCCGAAGCCATGATTTTATATACATCTTCACCTTTCTCAAATGCGTCTACTAAGTCTGTTTGACCAGCCAACCATGCAACAATCCGTGCCTCAATTTGGGATGAGTCGCAATCAATCATTACATAGCCTTCAGGAGGGGTAATCGCTTTCTTCAGCTTGCCCCCGTTTTGCCCACGACTAGGTAGGTTTTGCAAGTTAATCTTGTCGTCACCGCCCCACCTACCAGTATGCGCCGCATAATATTTAATTGGTACTGGGAGTTTCCCTCGTTTGGCTATGTCAATAAATCGTTGCGTCCGCGTTTCTTCAAGTGTAGATTTGTTTCCAAGTCTTGCGGCGACCAATGCTTGAACTCGAACATCAGGAAAAGAAGCCAGTTCCTTAAAGCCTTCGTCGGTCTTAGCAAAAGCCCATGCTGTCTTACTTGTTTTTAAAGATGTTTTAGTTGGGGGGTCGACATTTAGAGACTTAAGTATCTCAGCGAACTTGTCGTTAGACATGAGCGTATCCTTGTCGGCTAAGCACGCTTCGAGTAGTTTCTCTTTACGTTGCTTAGTATCTTCTAGGTGTTGCTCAAGTAGGGGGAGGTTTAGTTCAAGGACAGGGTCGGTAAACATCTTGAGAGTTACATCTATAACCTTTAGTTCGGCCATAGGGAAACCTTCATCTAGCAACCGATTGAACAACGCCCGAGTTAGGTTTACGTCGTTTTTACAATACTCGCCGTATTGCGCTAGGTCTGCATCTTCAAAGTCTTTTCGGTTCTTGCCTAATGCGTCCAGTACTTCTGTACCCTTCCTGCCCAGTTGATAGCGTTCAACCAAAGCTGAAAGACTGCCACCTGCGTCCACTCCATGAAGCGCCCTAGCCATACACAAAGTGTCGAAAATCGCCTTAGGCTTAATGCCAAAATTCCAGCTAAGAATAGCGCCATCAAAAGAGGCATTGTGAGCAAGCAAAGCACTGTTGCTCCAATCGTATGAATGAAGAAAATCACTAATTTCGCCATGCGTTCCTGTAAACCATTTTGTTTCACCGTCGTTCTCCTTGACCGCAACCCCAATGACTTCAAACCTATCATTACGTATATATTCTTCGGTAGTGAGTTTGGTGAGCGAGAAGTCTTTGGCATAGTATGTTTCAAAATCTAGTGTAATTATGTTCAATCAAATCTCCAGTTACCACTTTTTAAGTCTTCCATTGTTAGTTCTTTAGCGCTATCTAGTTCTACTTTTGTTCTTTCGACTATATATTGTTGACTACTTAGTCCTAATTTTTTGGCTAAATTTAACTCTAAATCAGAAACATTAAATTGTCTGATTGTCTTGCCGTTTTGTTTTACGAGTATAGTTTTCATGAATAGTTAAATAGTTTTCCGAATAAGGTTTTGTGTGGCTTCTTTTGTTTTTGTAAGGCTTTTAGGTGCGCCTCCATATGTTTTACCTGTTCTTGGTGTTGGGTGTTGCCAGCACCGCCACCGATAGTTGTTAAAGTAAGCTTATTAGAAGATACTCCTTGGGTCGTGCCACCCGAAAGCGTAATGTTCCCCTGCTTGGTGTACCAAGGCTTTCCCAAGCTATTGTCCTCCTCGGGTGCAAGAAGTTCTTTCATTACCTTTTCAGTAAACCTTTCCTGCATAAGTCCGTTAAGCGCATCGTTAAGAGCTTTAGCATCTTCTTCATTTAAAAACATCTTGTGCGACTGAATTAAGGGACCCCACTTGCTTCCTTCTGTAAACTCTTCAGGGTTAGTCTTTATCCGTTCTAGTAGAATCTTTACACCTTCGTTCATCATAGCTTCTCCAGTTTGTCGGCAACTTTATTAAACTTCTCGCCAAGATGCACGTATTTAGTCCGCCCATCTTCTTTGCTTTCTTCGAGCCGTAAAATTTTTAGAGGAACTAACTTGTGCTTGATGCGATTATGGACTGTGGCTGGTGACGCAATATCTAAACACTCAGTTACTAAGTCTCCAACGGTAGTCCATTGACCTACCTTTATCAAATGAATAATCATTATGTCTAGGGTATCTATCCCAATAGCGTGCATAGCAACTACTGCTTTACCAAATGTATCAAACTTCATTTCTTTTTCCTATACCTAATTGGTTTTGTATACGTTTCGTGTATTTCTATTTGTTCTTGTGACAACAACTCTACCAAATATTTATGGGCAGTAATGTAATGTACCCGCATATCTTTTGCAATTTCTTTTGTAGTCTTTGGATTGCCTTGCAGATAGCGCATTACTTCCGCCAAACGAACTCGTTTAGGTTCCCGTCTCATCACATCGTTCTACCAAAGCCGCATACCCACAAATATCTACCAAGTTATCCCTATGGCTTGGGTCGTTGGCAAACCTAGCTACTTTAACAAGCATCATCAAAGCGGCAACATCTTTAGCATTTAATTCAGGGTCGTCAGGTGACATAGCATTTAAGTATGCGTTCCACATCGTAGCAATAGTCTTAAGGTTTTTACTAGGATGCCCGTAAGTCTTTTCCCTATCGCCATAGATAATGGCATGGGCTTCTTTTAGTACAGTCATTTCGCTCATTCTTGTCCTTTTCGTAAAACTAATATGTTCTTGTTTAGTTTATCTTTAGATAAAAAATATGTTGCTCCATGCCCAAGATTTTTTACGTTCTCTTCTTTAAACAACTTGTCCTTGGATACCCAACCCTCTACATCACACCCACCATCATCTACAATAGCTAAAATGTAAATGTCAGATGGTTCATTGTTTTTGCTTAACGTGGCAAGTAAGTTACCTTGTTTAAGTCTTGTAGTTTTAACGTCTATCGTTGCACCGTTTGATAAAGTTAAATCTGCTCCACCACTCCTAGCGTGTACACTAAAGTCAGGGCAAGCGTTTATAAGTTTAGCTACACAGAACTCACCAACAACACCATCCATGTCAATATCCCATGGGTCTTGCTTACCAACTTGCTGGTCTTTAGTTTTATTTAAGTTAGCACTGCGCCTTAAAAACCCAACATATCGACAGACGTGAAGTTCTCCTTCGCTTAAATCAATTCTCATCAGCATCTTCCATCTAGGTCTTCTACTTCTGCTACTGTTCTATGAACGTGATTAACTACTGCCAATACATAACCAATATCTTTAGGACTTAACTGCCCTAGCAGATGTATGATTTTCATAACGGCAACATCGTTATCCAACGTCATCGGGGGTATCAAAGTTTCAATCATTTCTTTTTCTCCAACTTTTTACGTAACTTAATTCCTTCTTTAGTATTTTTCTCTTGTTTAATATATCTTTCTAAAATCCGCAATACACCTTCTTGCACTAAGACTTCTAGCATTTCTTTATCAAACCGCACGATTGCGTCTGCTGAACCATCTTCGTGTTCTTTAATTACTGTCAATCCCAAGTCCATCGTCTTCTCCTGTATCTATCATTCCCGCAAAAGGGATAGGCTCTATTCGTGGTTGAGGTTTAGTAGTCTTCATCCCAAAAATAGTTTCAAAGTTCTTGTCAAATACTTCTACTGGTACACCTAAAGGTCGAGGGGCATCACCCTTACCGCCATCACTCATTTTCATCCTCCTCTTGGACTACTGGTTGGCGCTGTGGATTTGTTTGTTCAAACATATGGGTAAGGTTGTTAATGTATTCCTGTTGCGTAAGTCCTACGCTATGCGCTAAAGATGTTGACATAATAGATGTTGCATTAAGCGCATCCAATACACCACACCCCGCTTCAGCAAAAGTCTTATCAACTAAACTAATTAACTCTCTAATTTTTTCTTCGTTCATCATGCTTCTATTCCTTATAGGATGTTAGTAAATCAAAATAAATTCCTGCTTTTCTTGGCACGTCGTCACGCTTTAACTGTTCCAACAAATTTTTAAATAAATCCATACCGCCTTCATCTATCAATACTGCAAACCCGCCTACTCCCATGATTTCATTAAGGTTCTTTTCTTGTAGTGCCGTTGGCTTGTTGCCGTTAGCTTTGCACTCGATACCAATGAACTTCCCTTGTAAGCAAGCGACAATGTCAGGCACACCTGACTTACCATAACCGCCAGTAGCGGGCATAAAATAGTAAGCACCCTGTTCCTCCAATATCTTTTTAACTTTGTCTTTAACTTTCTTCTCAGGTGTTGTCATCTAGCACCCAATAGGTTTGAAGATTCCGTCTCGGTCAGTATCCCAACAGCACACACCACCCTTGCCATCAGCTTGGCACTTGGTTGCGCCATAAGAACTTAATATAACTACGGCTAACGCTACTCCTATAAACATCTTTTTCATTTCACACTCCTCTTTCTAGGTTTAACTGCCACGATTCCTTCTTCTACTTCGGGTTCTGCGTTACGGGTTTTGAGCATATGGTCTGCCGTTGCCCAAGCTTCTTTTGCGTCGTCGGCTTTATTACTAAGGATGTTTCCCCTAATAACTATTCCCACCAAAGCAAACATTGCAAAGCAATCCCTCAGGTCTTTCTCGTTCATCTTCCTATCTCTTTCTTAAACTCATCCCAAGCATGAGGGGTCATATCCACATAGTAGGTGTCATCCCATAGCTTTCTGCCTACCCCAGTAATCTCGCCTTTCTTACCAGCTACATCAAGTAAAGCTACGCTATCTAATACTTCTTTAGGTAATTGCTCTCGATGACATTCAATAGTTTTGGGGTCGCTAAAGTTTCTGCCACCACCTATCGTTACCCGATTAACACCATGAAAACGAACTCGAATAGTAGATGGTTGATGATGGAACTTTTCAAACAGGTCTGTAATGGCTTTATCAAAGCCAGCTTGGTCACGCACTCTTTCTCCTTATTTTTAAGACTTATATAATTATTGTATTGGTTTGTGCGGGGGTTGTCAAATAAATTAAACAAGAATAAAGTAGGTGTTTTCCCCAGCCCGATAACCTACCTCGGGTAGTAACTTGTCTTTCTCAACAAGTTTGAGAAGAGCGATACCGTTTCTGGTGTTCTCAGGTAGCGCCTCAAGTGCGCCGAATTCCTGTGGTTCTAGGGCACGACCATCGGGGATATAGATTAGCTTGTCAGGTCTTTGGATAATGGTATGGAATCTAGCCCTAATCGACAGCTTGCGTTGGAACTCCTCATAGGCTTCTATTCCTGCTGCCGCATTTTTGAAAGCATCGGTCTTGAACTTAACCCCTGTGGATACTAGGTATTTAATTTCTTCGTACATCTTGTCATGTCCAATACCAAACACGCTTGTAGCACTTGCACTTGCTCTTGCCCATTGTTCATGCGCCCTCTCTGCATCCCGCCTACCCTTGTTAGATAACTCATGCCACTCGTATGGTTGTAGGGTTTCCATCGCAGTCTTGATTGCCTTCTTTATATCTTTAGAACGGCGAGACGAATGTTCGTTACCCCAATGCCCGAACCTATCGTTGCTAATCTTGCGTGATGTAACCTTATACTCCCTCTCACTACGGCTACCATATGTCCACTCGACTACACCAACAGGGTCTATTGAATCGTCATCAGCAAATCGTTGGTCGTGGAATCTTAATTGCCAAAACTCCTCTCGGCTTGTGCTTTGAACGGCGGATACTGTCAGACAGTATTGCATCTTAGCGTGCTTCAATTCAAACGCATCTAAGAACTGAACCACAGGTTCAGACATTTTTGTTTTATCTATATTGTTAAGCTGTAACATTTGCTTCCTCCACTCGTTTAAGTTGATCTAATTTAAATCCTGTCTCTACATTACGCACCATATAGGGATACTCTAGTTCGTAGTTGTCATCGTTAAACCATTCTTCTTCGTTATCATCTGACTCCTCTCCTATACGAACAAACTTAGCTTTAAAGTTCTCATCAAAATCTTCTGCCATGTTTATTAAATCTGTAAAACCGTTTTTAGACTCGTCATACCACTTCCAATGGTCGTGATAGAAATGCACTGCTCCTACCGCATCGTCTTCCGTTTTAGCGTCGTAGTTCTGCACATACATAAACCGCATGAAGTCTTTAAATACATCTTGACCATCTACACGCATCAACGCAATAAACTCCTCGGGGTCTTTTGTAAACTCAATACAAAACCCCACTTGGCTTCTATATCCCATCTTGCACCTCCTCCACATCATAGATTTCCCAGTCAATATCTACTGGCTCGTCTTCTATTTCTGCTTCCCACATCTTCTCTCTAGCCTCTTCCCATGTATCGGCTTCCACATGGACTAGGAAGTATTCTTTTCTGATAACCCACCCTTTCCATTTCTTCATGCGTCCTCCTCATCTGTTACTTCTTCGTCTTCTCGTACTGATTCAGTCACTATGTATCCACCATTACCCGCCAATTCTTCCAGCACAGGTAAGCAAGCCATATACATTTCTTCAGTAGCAAACTGAGCCATCACATCAGAAGCTCTACCATTCTCAAAGTAAACAACGATCTTCATAACTCCTCCTTAAAACATGTTTAGAATTTGATCTACCTTACTCTTTACCGAACTACGCACCGCTTCGCTCTCACGAATGTCCGACGCATCTACGCCACTCAAAGCCTTCTCAAGTTGTTGGCGTGCTTGCTCCAATTTAGGGTCGTTGGTAATGTTAAGGCTAGTAAGTAACCCACACAGGTCGGTAGCATTGGTGATAGTAGAATCCCAAAACTTCTTTTTATTTTCATCTGTGTAGTCCATGCGTTCGCTTAGATGAGTTAGGGTTTCATGCAATCTATCCCAAGCATCCTTCATAGCATCAGCTAACTTACCCTCGTAATAGTCCTTGTATTGTTGTTGTAGTTCAGACTTAGCCTGTTCCTCAACATCTATTCTGAAATCCCCCGCATCAGGTACAGGACAAAACACATACTTAAATCTAAACTTATTACGCAATTCCTCAACGTCGGGATATTCCCCTCGGTCAAACAAATCGCCAAGCGTGAAAGCAGAAGATGAAACCAGTTGCGGATACTCTATAAGAAAGTCATCCACCGCCTGTGTATACTGCGCCTCGTAATTGCCTAGCGTAGCCTTGTAATCGAAAAAGGATTTCATAGGTAGTAAGCGTGAGCCACCATCACTCCATGGTAGGGTATGTTGGTAGTTCCAAGTGCGAACCGCAGTTGCAATCTTCTGTACCTTTTCTAACTTGTCTGACCCTGCTAATAACTTCTTATGATAGTTACCCGCCCGAGCCTTGGTACTCTTGCTTGCATCAATCTCCTCTGATACCTTCTTGTCCATCTTGCGACCTGTCCACATCGAAATGTTTAGGTCGACTAACATAGCGTTGCTTCCAATCATTTTGATTCTCCTTGTAGTGGTACTAACTTCATTGATAACGTAATACTGTCTGACAGTATTTGGTCGCACATAACATCTAGTGCGTTAGAGTTCGTTAGAGTTACCCCTAACTGCGACTCCATCTTCTTCTTTGCTTCTATAAACTTCTTTCGTGCATCTATCTTTACCATTAGTGTTGCAAAATCTCTAGGCTGTGCCATTTCATTTCTCCTTAGTCAATTCTTACGCTGATACCAACAGGTGCTACTTGATGAGTCGTCATACCCCAAAACACAGGATGTTTCCAATCACCCCACCCGTCGATGTAGCCATCGGTTAGCACGATTACACACTCAGGGTTTAGCTTGTGTTGCTTGATGTAACGAGGTATACATCTTGCAGTTGTGCCACCCCCGCCCATCGGTTTAGTAGATGACATGATTGCTTCAAAGTCACCCCGTTCATACTTCTCATGTTGGCATACCTCGGTGTCCCAATACATCAGGTCAATACCTTCGGGTTGCACATGGTTGCAGATAGATAGAAGTTCACCTAAGAACTGACCCACTTCATTTGCTCCAATACTTCCACTCATGTCTATCGCTACTACGATACGACCCACCGCCTCGCCGATTGCGCTTGGCATATAGACGCCTTGATCTACCCACCTACGGCTTGGTCTGCGCCATGTAGAGTTATCCTTGTCGTTGCAGATAGAGTTCACAAAGTCGGCTAATACTTCTTTCCAATTTACCTTTGCTTCCATCGCCTCTGAGATTTCTCTAGGCACATTCCCATTTAGCTTGCCAGCCAGTAGTGCGCCTTGTCTTAACGCTTGGTCGACTTCTCTTGCCAATGTCTGTTTCTCATCTTCTGACATTTCATCGGCACTCTCCCAATCATGCTCGTCAAAGCCCTGCCCACCCGCTTGTTCGCCCTCGCCACTACCATCGCCTTTTCCATTACCGCCTCCTTGTTCTTGCTCTTGTTTAAGTGAACGAAACACCTCACCCGCATCCATGCCACGATACTTCTCGTCTAGGCAACCGCCCTCGGGCAAAGATACATACTCTCCACTCGGGTCTGAATCATGAATCATTAAGTTGATTACATAATCGCAAGCCATGTTTGCTAGTTGTGGGTTTTGTTTGTAAAGATGTTTCCACACAGTTGTATGACGGAAAGCCTTGTGTAGGTTCTCATGAAGTATCAAGCCCTTCAAGTCGCTATCCTTTAGCTTGTCTACAAACTTACGACCATAGTAAGTGTTCCTACCATCGGTGCAAGCAGTTGGCAAGTCGTCATCCACCTCAGTCTTACCGAGCATGAAGATACCCGAATACAAGCAATACTTAGGGTCGTTCATCAAAGCCACATGGGACTTTTGGACTCGTTGTTCCGCAGTTAGTTTAGTCATTTGTTTCTCCTTTCGTAATACTGTCTGACAGTATTTGGTTTAGAACAACCATTGGTTATCGGTAGCCCATTTCACAAACTCCTTGTTGGACACCGCCATCGCTTGCTTAGATGTAGACTTCACTACTGAACGGGCAAAAAGAGCCTGAAGTTCTTTGTCTAATCTATCCGCATACTTGAGCCATTTAGGTAGCGTATCCTTATCAACCCGAGTGATAGCTGAGAACACCAAGATACATTTAGCTACCGCATCGTCAGGGACTTTAGCCGTTGATGGTGAATCACAAATCGCTTCCCATGTTGGTAGCTTGTCCACCACAGTAAAGAACGCTTGCATATCACGAGCCGCAGATTCCCCGATAGTGCCCGCCAACGCAGAGATAGTTACTGAATCACCGAGTAGGCTACGCTTCTTAGCAATATGACTTGCCTTCTCTAAACTACGAGGGGTAACAAACGCTGACTGACCCGCTTTGATAGGGTTAAAGATATATAGATTATCTTTCTGAGATGCGTCGGTATAGGACTCTAGCGCATGAGGGAATTGTTTAACCCACGCAATAATCTCGGGAGCAATATCATTCTCCAAAGCCCATGCACCCCACGAATCGTTATCGACTGAGCCATCTGCACCAAAGCCCGCATGAGGTTTACGCACAGTCACAAAGCAAACACGATTGCGAGCATGAGCCTCGAGTGAATCGCCTACCCCATCTGTTGCTAGATTAGTTGTGCCGAACACGATTGACCCTTCGGGTAGTTTCATATCGCCGATACGCTTTTCTAGCATGAGGGTCAGTAGCACATTCTTAACCGCCTTCATAGCTTTACCAATCTCATCTAGCATAACGATGACAGGTTTACCCGACTGGAATTTAAACCTTGCGTTTGGCGCAAACTTGGTGACTTTAATTTCCTCGCCTTTTAAAGATGCCAGTTCCGTATAAGGAAGGGCAAAGTCCCCGAGATCTAACAGGGTACAGTCAATGTACGCTACCTCATAGTCAGGGTATCGGGCAGATACCGCCTTGAGCATAGAACTCTTACCAATCCCAGGCTCACCTTGACCGATGATGGTTACATCAGAGCCGACAGTTGCGATAGCATTGGCGAACTCGTTTAGTGATAAAGAACTTCCGAACTTGATACTCATATACTTCTCCTTGTTTAAATTAAAAAAACCCAATACTGTCTGACAGTATTAGGCTACGACCCCACTAACTTCTACTACAATTCTAATTATTACTACTATTATACTCCTGTGTTAAGGCTGTGTCAAGATGGTTAGATTAGATTAGTTACTACCTTACCTACTGGCACTTCCTTAGTTGTATACACATCACACGCTTGCTTGATGTAATAGTTGATGCGATTGTCCACAGTTGTGTATTTATATTTGTATTCCCTTGTGGTGATTGTGTCCTGATACGGATTGCCCTTATAGTCCTTGCGTTCTACTTGCTCAGTCTTAACTACTCGGTTCTCCTCTGCGTCACTTGCGGCACATATCATGCAAAGAAGTTTGGGATACTGCGACGCATCACTAACGCACATAACCTCGTACAATTTTTCGGCAGTCTTTTTACTTACTGACCCACCTAGCTCATAGCTACGCATTACTTCGTCACCAATCTTGTAAGACCTACGACCCCAATAGTCCCGATGTTGTGCGTGTGGTTCTGCGTGTTGCTCCACTAGGTCATTACTCAGCCACCCATCAGCAAGTTTGAGCATGATCTTGGCATAGTTGCGAAACCCCTCTAGCTTGTTGCGTGCTTCCTTAATCTTGACTCGGTCAATAACCTTTTGTTGTAGTGGTTGTGCGTTCTCCACCGCATAGGTATCTGTAAACTTGTTGTACCTAAGTATTGTCGGCTTTGTCGTGTCGATAGGGTAAGCCTGATCTTTATAGTCTAGCCATATCTTGTTGTATTTCTTATAGCACCGCATATCTCTTGGTATGTACCGACAGATATACTCCGCCGTTGTTGGGGTTGCATACCCGCCTGTCTTAACATGAATGTCGCCGTTAGGTAGGTAGAGTACGCAGTCGGTTTGGTATAGGTGTGCGCCGTATGCCGTTACACCTTCCGCATCTAACGCACCATCTTCTACTACATATACTTTGACTACTGTTTCCCAATCCCTTGTGCGTTTGGCGATTGGTCGCACCTCTACTGCTCTGCCACGAATGGGCTTGGTGCTATCGTATCTTTGTTGAAAATGCTTATACATATCTAAACTCATTTTGATTCTCCTTGTGTATTGATACTGTCTGACAGTATCGGGTTATTTAAAAGCCATATAAAACATACCTACTAAACCGCCTACTACTACCGCTACCCATAACGCACCTAAAAAGGCATTACAGATAAAGTCGAGGGTTAATTTTGCATCTGACCTAAAGGTTTGGATTGCACAAGCGTACTTCGCATCCCGATTTGCTTCGCTTAGGGTGCGTGGGACTGGGGTTAGGTTTTTTTCTAGTGATGTTCTCATGCTCGTTCTCCGTTTGGTTGGTTCATGTTTTCCTCATAGGTTAGATAGTCCCTCCAAGGCTTAGGGTTATTTCCCCATATATAAAACAAGTCGCCCATTACCTCGCTTACTAGCACCCGCCTTGCTTGCGTCGAGTCTGCCTTGACTAGCCTTGCACCTAGTTCTAGCGGGGTGTTGGGTTTAACTTTCTTCAGGGGTTTATCTCTCGAGGTCTTGCGTTTGCCCATGCGATACTCGGTGCATCTAATCATCTTGATTCTCCTCTTTCTCGTCATACATCAGTTCATATTCCGACTCGGGTGCGTCGGGGTTGTGGGTTATAGGCTTTTTATAACGAGGGTCTGAAAAGAAGTTATCAGGGTTATAGCCCTTCTTACGCAACACCTTGCGGGCATTTCGTAATGCGGATTCCTCTATCTGACGCACTCTTTCCCGACTCATACCCATAATGTCTGCTATCTCCTGCAGGGTCATCACAGGTTTAAACATCATGGGTTCTCGCCGTTCATACTTTTTCATTTGTAATGCTCCTTGATTAGCTTGAGGTTGTGCTCGGCTAACACATTCCAAAGGTCTTGGTTAATCATGCTTTTATCCCCCCAATCGGTCTGATCTTCTAATACTGTCTGACAGTATCTTGTCATCGCTTCTATCAGGAACGCTTCGCCTACTGTGTCAGGGATTAGCTTTTTAATCAGGGCTTTGTTGTTTGGTGTTTTTCTCATGTTGTCCTCTTTGGGTTGGTTGTTGATAGTTCTTTTGGGTTATGTATGTATTGATACGCACCCTTGTTAAATGGAATAGCGACAGTAAAACCCTCTGCCACCGCTTTAGCTACATCAATCCCACATTCAATACAAAACTTATAGCCCAACTCCCAACGGGCTAGTGGGTACTCATCTCCGCAACACCTACATATGTTTTTCATAGCAACTCCAATAATCTCAAACTCCACTCAAAAGCTAAATAGGTGAAAACACCTAGTAGCGCCCAAAATAAAACTTTAAATAACTCCATGGTTTCCTCCTCTAAAAAACTCAAGCGGACAGGCTATTTCAAACCTGTCCTATGAATCCTCTATTTGTTTGTTTGCCCTCTGCTATTTTCTCGCAGTCGTTGTTACGGGTTAAGGGCATGGGTAGGGATTGATGCGTGTGGTTGGAATGGTTCGGGTTTTGAGGGGTCTGATACTGTCTGACAGTATTTCGCCCAATTAGGTTTAGTAAACCCAAAACATATCCCACAACAATCTACTACCGCAGAGATACTGCTTGCGCTTGAGAACTAACTATCCGCTTAAATGGAATCTACAAGGCTACGCCTACTCTGCACTCGGCATTGGTTTGAGGTCTGTATTCCCCCGCACCGCCAAGCATTTGCCTAATTTTTAATGAACGATACTGTCTGACAGTATTTGGTTTTGGTTTGTCCCATGACATACCTCGACTCTACCCCTCTATTATAAAGCTAAGTCAAAGCTGTGTCAATAGGGTCTTTCTGTTCGGTGGGGTTGCACAGGGGTTGCGTTTCCCTTGCATGGGGTTGCTCTTTTGTAAAAACTGGTTTCACTTTTGGCTTAAATACTGTCCGACAGTATTTGGTTTGTTCACTCGAGAAACTCAAAACAAGTTTTTTTAAATCTAATATACCTTTACATTGTTAAGCGTTTGGCTACTTTGTTCACTAATTCGGGGGTTTTGTTCACCAATGTTCACTCAGCGTTGAACAGGGTTGCGACCTGTATTTATAAGGCTCTGCGGGTTTATCGGCTAACATGTTCACTCATGAACAAAAGTATGACACCTGAGAAAAGGGTCTTTCTGTCGTACTGTCAGACAGTATTAAACTTAACAATGTAAAGGCAGGAAAAATTTTACCCGTCATACTTTCTAAAAATGAGTGAACAAGTGAACACTACTAAATATTATAATAAATAAAAGAAAGAAAGAGTATATAGAACAAGGAGTTGCGAGTGTTGCAACGCACAAAAAGTCTGTTCACTCACCAGTGAACATGAGTGAACATAGTGAACAAAGTTGGTTTCGTACTGTCAGACAGTATTTTGCTAGGGTTTACCCTCGCTTCGACCAGCCTCGCACCCACTCCGACCATCTCGCACCAACCTGATGGTCAGGCACACTAACAGAGAAGATACCAGTTCCCTGCAAAAGGGCGAAAAAAAAACCCCACCTTTTGAGTGGGGTTCTGTGCTACCAAGTCGCTTACTTGCTTTCTTCGTACTCATCTAGTCCATCAAGTAGGAAGCTGGCTAGTGTTGCAGTTTTATCATCTGATTTGAACTTATTGAATAAAGTTCTCAAACCCTTGACGATATCGTCCACGCTAGCGTCCCCTTTGAAAGCAACGCTGGCTACCTTAGCACCTTTAGTTTTCGGGCTAGTTTGCGCTCCTTTTGCTACGGGCTTGCGATATGCATTCATACTGAACGGAACGCCATCATTTACTGCCTTGCGGAACGCTGTCGCTAGATTCTTGACAGTCTGCTCTGCTTTGCCCGCTTTGCTTAACACTTCAGTAAAGCGAATCATTACGGCGCAACCATTCTTGACAGTACCTAGAGGCTTATTCTTGCGTGCCTTGCGGATAGCTTGACAGTCCTTGTCAATAGCTTGCGTTGCGTTGCTGGCAGTCAAAATGTTATTAGCAACAGATTGAGCCAATGATTCTTGAACAGTTAATTTAACAGTCATTTTAAAACTCCTTGTAATATATCGTCGTAAGAGTATTCCCCGAACCGATGACTCTATTGTGCCCGTAACTTAGCGCTAAGTCAATGGGTATTTGATTTTCCCGTACTGTCAGACAGTATTTGGCACAGCCCTATCCCTTGACCCCCACCACCCCATTTTGGCTCTGATGGGACCCGCCCGCCCTTCGTGCTGTATTTTGCTCAAACGATTACGATTTTTTGAGGGGGGAGGGGTATATAAAAAATCCAAGACCTATCTAAGGGTTTACCCTAGGAAAAGGGGGGCCTTATGTTTTCGTGCAAACACCCCCGGGGGGTATATATTTTCTAGGTTTTTTACTTATGTACTTTTTGGTTTAAATTATGTATAATTGTTGCATCGCAACATAAACTTGAAAGGAAACATCATGTTTGATTTTGAAAGACAATACAAAGATGCAACTAAGCAGTTCGAAGAATTGGCTGAACGTATTAAAGAAGTAAACGAGTTTTGGGTTAATTACGTGTTTTCAAGCACTAAAGACCTATTTAAAGCAACAAAAACTAAGTAATATCAAGGGGGTTTCGGCCCCCTAATCAATTCAAAAAACACTAGACAAAGCCCAAACCATCTAGTACACTACGCGAAACCGGAAGGGATTCGAATGAGTGCTTGGCTTATTATTGTTACAGGTATGATCTACGCCTACATAGCTGTTGAACAGGGTCTTAAGGGCAACATCTCATTGCTTATTATTTACTCCGGCTACGCCTTTTCCAACGTAGGACTCTATCTTATGGCTACCAAATGACTACTATCGTTGGCGACTGGAGAAGAAAGATTCTGGTTGCAGACAGCCAGTTTACTGATTCTGATTCTGGCATTAAATATTTTGAAGATAAGATTGTTCCAATAGATGGTGGTTGGTTAGGCGTTGCAGGAAATTGGAGTGATTGCGAAAAAGTTGTTGACTACTTAAGCAAAAAGAACAAAACAAAACCTAAACTTAAATCAGACAGCTCATTTTTAAAATTAACTAAAGATGGGCTTTTTTCTTGTGGTGACGACTTAGAATGGGAAAGGGTTCGAACCTTCATGGCGATTGGTTCTGGAAGTATGGCGGCCGAAGTTTGTTTGCGTATGGGGTTAACCGCTGAAGTAGGAGTAGAGTGGGCCTGTAATGTAGATGCAAACAGCAGCGGACCAATTAAAACTTATTCCTTAGACGACAAAGATGCCCTATAAAGACCCTATAGTACGCAAAGAGAAACACAAAGAATACAGCCGCAAGCATTACGAGAAAACAAAAGAAGCGACCAAGGCTAGAACGGCCAAGCAGTCACGGACGGGCAAAGACAAATGGGATGCTTTCAAGGGGACATTACACTGCGCCAGATGTTCACAAACCCATATAGCCACATTAGACTTTCATCACGTAAACCCAGAAGATAAAGAGTACTCGGTCAGTAAACTAATCAGTTGCAAGATGTTTACCAAGGCATACAAAGAAATTAAAAAATGTATAGTCCTGTGCGCCAACTGCCACCGCATACACCACTATGAAGAATACCTAAAAACCGTGGTACACTCCGACCAATGACACAACTATACGGGGCTAACGAATGCCTATAGTGATTGAGCCAGAATCTGGGATACCTTTTCCTTTCGACACGACACCGGAAGAAATTGAACTATTCAGAGACCGAGCTAAAGCTGCAGTTGAAACAATTAAAGAAATCATCGCTCTTGGCGGCGAGGTAGAAATTACTGAAGAAGACCGGGTAAAGGCCCGAGGTGTTGCAGCGTCTAACGCTCCGCTAAAAATTTCAGAAAAGAATGCGGGGTCGCTAGTGCATTTAGAAGCGATACTATCCGAATATGACAGGGACTTACTTAACGCCTCTAGTCGCCTCCGCTCCTATGTCACAAACAAACTTCTCCTTGAAACCATTGATGAAGACGCACGTATAAGACTCAAGGCGCTTGAACTACTTGGTAAGGTTGGTAGTGTGGGTTTATTCACGGAGAGAATCGAAGTGGATATGAAGGTTCGGTCTGTTGAGCAAGTAGACGAGGAATTGGGACAGATTTTAGAAAAGTACCTAGGTGACGTAGTTCCAGCAGAAGAAGACAACGAGTTAGACGAAGTAATAAAGGAAAGAAGTCTCTTAGAGATGAGCGACGCAGAGCTGGGGCTACCAGGCCCAGAAGAACCCAAGACAGAAATAAAACCAGAAGACCTAGTGCGGTTAGACGACGGTAGTGAAGTGGTGGAAGACTTTGATAAGCCCTGACAAACTAAAGCTACTGCAACAAAACAAAGATAAGCTTCCTCCTGAAATTAGGGCGAAGATTGGTAAACTATTGGAAGAACGTAGTGACATCAAGGCCCAAGAAGAAGCTAAAGATGACTTCATGACCTACGTAAATTACGTATGGCCTAACTTTATTCATGGTCGACATCACGTGAAAATGGCACAAGCCTTTGAAAGGGTAGCCCGTGGAGAATGTAAAAGACTTATTATCAATATGCCTCCCCGTCATACTAAGTCTGAGTTTGCTTCCTATCTTCTGCCTGCTTGGTTTTTGGGCAAGTTTCCCGGGAAAAAGGTTATCCAGACTTCTCACACGGCTGAACTTGCGGTGGGTTTTGGTCGAAAGGTACGTAACCTTGTCGATTCTGACGTCTATAAAGACATTTTTCCAGATGTTGCGCTCCAATCAGACTCTAAAGCGGCAGGTCGTTGGGCTACTAATAAAGGCGGCGATTACTTTGCTATTGGTGTGGGTGGTGCTGTTACTGGTAAAGGCGCTGATCTTCTCATCATTGACGATCCCCACTCTGAGCAAGAGGCTACTATAGCCGAAACAAACCCAGAAGTCTACGATAAAACCCACGAATGGTACACATCAGGCCCTCGTCAGCGTCTACAACCAGGCGGAGCTATTGTAATTGTGATGACACGCTGGTCAAAACGGGATTTAACGGGCCAAGTATTAAAATCTGCAGCTCAAAGAAGCGGAGAAGATTGGGAAGTCATTGAATTTCCTGCACTTTTACCCTCTGGAAGACCACTTTGGCCTGAATTTTGGTCAAAACTTGAGCTAGAAGCGCTACATCAAGAACTTCCTAACGGAAAATGGATGGCGCAGTACATGCAGCAGCCAACATCGGACGTAAATGCCATCGTAAAACGTGAATGGTGGAAGATTTGGGAGAAAGAAGACCCACCTTATTGCGAATTTATCATTCAGTCTTGGGATACAGCATTTTTAAAGACAGAACGCAGCGACTATAGTGCGTGTACTACTTGGGGAGTGTTTTATCAACCCGACTCTACTGGGCGTGACCAAGCAAACATCATACTTCTAAACTGTTTTAAACAACGCATGGAGTTTCCTGAACTAAAACAGCGGGCGTATCACGAGTACAAAGAATGGGAACCTGATGCACTCATCGTAGAGGCTAAAGCTTCAGGTGCTCCGTTAGTTTTTGAGCTAAGAGCTATGGGAATTCCGGTCCAAGAGTATACTCCTAGCAGAGGTAATGATAAAATTGCAAGACTAAATGCGGTTGCGGATATTTTTGCATCTGGACATGTATGGGTACCAAATACGCATTGGGCAGAAGAATTGGTTGAAGAGGTGGCAAGTTTCCCTTCTGGAGAGCATGATGACTTAGTTGACTCAATGAGTCAAGCAATGTTGAGATACCGTAAAGGTGGGTTTATTAGACTGCAATCTGACGAAGAAGATGAAGTCTTGGAATTTAAAAGCAGACGTAACAGAGGTTACTACAATGTTTAGGGATAATTATGGCAATTGAAAAAGGTTTGTACGCAGCCCCTCAGGGTTTAGATGCTTTAGCTGCAGAGCAGCCAGACATTGAGATTGAGATTGAAGATCCAGAGGCGGTCAAGATTGGCGTAGATGGTTTAGAAATAAACCTAGAGAAAGAAGATAAAGAACCTTCTGACGAAGACTTTGATGCAAACCTAGCCGAGTACATGGACTCTGGTGAACTAGCGCAAGTTGTTGGAGATTTACTTGGTGACTACGATTCAGACGTTGCTAGCCGTAAAGATTGGATTCAAACTTATGTAGATGGTTTAGAACTGCTTGGAATGAAAATTGAAGAGCGTGTTGAGCCATGGCCAGGTGCTTGTGGTGTGTATCACCCGATTTTAAGTGAGGCCCTTGTTAAGTTTCAATCTGAAACAATGATGGCAACGTTCCCTGCAGCGGGTCCTGTTAAGACACAAATCATCGGAAAAGAAACTCCAGAGAAAAAAGATTCTGCTGAGCGTGTCCAAGATGACATGAACTACCAATTAACAGACCGTATGCAAGAGTATCGCCCTGAACACGAGCGTATGTTATGGGGCTTGGGCTTAGCTGGTAATGCGTTTAAAAAAGTTTATATTGACCCAGCATTAGATCGTCAAGTGTCGATGTTTGTACCGGCAGAAGACATTGTGGTACCATACGGCGCATCTAGCTTGGAATCAGCAGAGCGTATTACTCACGTAATGCGTAAAACAGAAAACGAGTTGCGTCGCTTACAAGTGTCCGGCTTTTATTGCGATGTAGACTTAGGCACACCAGATAATGTTCTGGATGAAGTAGAAAAGAAAATTGCCGAGAAACTCGGCTTTAGAGCCACAAGCGATGATCGCTTTAAGGTTCTTGAAATGCACGTTAACTTAGACTTACCTGGTTACGAGCATAAGGATGAGGACGGGGAACCTACAGGCATTGCATTGCCATACGTAGTGACTATCGAAAAAGGTAGTATGACCGTCCTTGCGATTAGACGAAATTGGGACCCTGAAGATGAAACTCATCAAAAACGTCAGCACTTTGTTCACTATGGTTACATACCCGGCTTTGGCTTCTATTGCTTTGGTCTTATTCATCTCATCGGTGCATTTGCTAAATCAGGCACTTCCATCCTCCGCCAATTGGTTGACGCTGGATCACTTAGCAACTTGCCAGGTGGCTTTAAGACCCGTGGATTGCGTGTCAAAGGCGATGACACACCGATAGCGCCAGGTGAGTTCCGTGACGTAGATGTACCAAGCGGAACAATGAAAGACAACGTAATGACTCTCCCGTATAAAGAACCTTCATTGGTTCTAGCGGGTCTGTTAGATAAGATTATTGCTGAAGGTAAATCGTTTGCTTCTGCTAGCGATATGCAAGTATCTGATATGAGCGCTAATGCTCCTGTTGGTACAACTTTGGCAATTTTAGAGCGTACGTTAAAAGTAATGTCTGCTATTCAAGCACGTATTCACTACTCTATGAAGCAAGAGTTTAAGCTTCTAAAGAAAATTATTGCGGAGTACACACCAGATGAGTATTCGTATGAACCCGTTGAAGGGTCGCCGAAGGCAAAGAAATCTGATTATGACAATTGCGAAGTCATTCCAGTGTCGGATCCAAATGCGGCGACTATGGCGCAAAAGATTGTCCAGTACCAAGCGGTACTACAGTTGGCAGCACAAGCACCCCAGCTTTACAACCTCCCACTTCTCCACAGACAGATGCTCGATGTATTGGGGATTAAGAATGCGGCAAAACTCGTTCCAATGGACGGCGACCAAAAGCCGCAGGACCCGATTACGGAGAACATGAGTGTTCTAAAGGGCAAACCCCTCAAAGCATTTATTGGGCAAGACCACGAAGCGCATATCAAGTGCCACATGGCTGTTATGCATGATCCTAAGATTCAGTCTTTACTGCAAGGTAATCCACAAGCTCCGATTATGCAAGCCGCACTCATGGCGCATATTAACGAGCACTTAGGTTACGAGTATCGCAAGCAGATGGAAGAAACAATTGGCGTACCTATTCCATACAACGACAATGCAGACGAAGACTATGCATTACCACCAGAAGCAGAGTTACAAATTTCTCGTTTGGCTGCTGATGCATCTGTTAAGTTACTTGGAATTAATAAAACTGCTCAAGCTGCTCAAGCGGCACAACAAGCACAAAACGATCCAATTGTTCAAATGCAACAACAAGAGCTACAACTTAAGCAACAAGAAATTGCAATCAAGCAGAAAAAGCTTGCCGCTGACGCAGCAGGTAAAGCCGATCAACTTGAGATTGAAAAGATGCGCATTGCATCGCAAAAAGAAATTGCTGCTATGCAAGTTGGAGCAAAATCACAAGCCGACAAAGCAACGCTTGCCGCTAAGACTCGTTTAGAGGGCATGAAATTAGGTGCGGATATTGGTAAAACAAAAGCGCAAATGGAACAACAAAGTAAGCAAGGAAACCAAAAGAAAGGTGAATAATGCTTGAAAAAGGACTGAACCATCTATTACGCCAAATAGATGAGAAGGTGGAGATTCTACAGGAATCCCTAGGAAAAGGTGCAGCAACTGACTACGCCGATTACCAAAAGAAGTGTGGAGAGATACAGGGTCTGCTAACCGCACGTCTTAACATATTAGACCTACGTAAAAACTTGGAACATTCTGACGATGAATAGCTCTATAGACTTATCACAAGCAGTAGATTTAAGTGCATTAATGCACAAAGCAGCAGAAGACAAAGCAAAGCAACTCCCAGAACCAACGGGATACAGAATGTTATGTGCTATTCCAGAAGCAGAAAAGGAATATGACAGCGGCATTCTTAAATCAGACGAAACACTTAGACATGATGAACTTTTAACAACCGTACTTTTTGTGGTTGCTATGGGTCCTGATTGTTTTAAAGACGCTAGTAGATTCCCTACTGGCCCTTGGTGCAAACCAGGTGATTTTGTTTTAACCCGTCCCAACGCTGGTACACGGCTAGTTATTCATGGTCGTGAATTCAGAATTATCAACGATGACTCCGTAGAGGCTGTAGTTCAAGATCCTCGCGGCATCTCACGTAAATTCATTTAAGGAGTAGCTCATGGATCAAGAAGTATTTGAATTTCCTGACGAAAAAGAAACCAAAATAACGGTGGAAATCGAAAAGGAACCCGATATCGAAATTGAAATCGAAGACGACACCCCACCAAAGGATCGTAACCGCCAACCCGTATCTGAAGAAGAAGTTAAAAAGCTAAAGCTAGATGCTGATGAATTAGATCAGTACAGCGTAGAAGCCAAAGATAAGCTTATTAAGATGAAAAAGGTTTGGCATGATGAACGCCGTGCTAAAGAAGCTGCAGATAGGGAACGTCAAGAAGCGGTTCGTATTGCTTCAAGACTAGCCGAAGAAAATAAACAACTCAAATCTAAACTTCATAGCGGCGAAGAAGAATATGTTGGAGTAGCCAAGCAGTCAGCAGTCCAAGAGCTTGATGCAGCTAAAAAAGAATACCGTGACGCTTATGACGCAGGGGATTCTGAAAAGCTGGTTGAAGCGCAGGAAAAGCTCACAATGGCTAAGATTAAGGTTGATAAATTGGACAATTACAACCCAATTTACAAAAAACCTTTACAAGAAGAAGAAAATGATGTACAAAGCTATCAACAGCAGTCCGTTCCTAGGCCCGATAATAAAGCTGTCGACTGGCAACAAAGGAATGAGTGGTTTGGTCAAGACGAAGAAATGACCTCTCTGGCTCTTGGATTGCATGAAAAGCTAAAACGGAGCGGCGTATCAGTCGGTTCGGACGAGTATTACGACACTATTGATAAAACAATGCGTCGCAGGTTTCCGGAGAATTTTGAAGACGATCAAGATACCGAGACCGAAAAAGTTAGGGCGGAAGAACCACAGAAAACTTCAAAACCTAAAGCAAGTACGGTTGTAGCGCCAGCATCGCGCAGTACTTCGCCTAAAAAAATTAGGTTGAGTAATACGCAAGTTGCCCTAGCTAAAAAACTAGGATTAACACCTGAGCAGTACGCCCGTGAACTTACAAAACTGGAGGCCCAGAATGGCTGAAGTAAAAAATAGACTTAAACGTGAGCTGGAAAGCCGTGAAACCCAAGAGCGCCCTAAACAGTGGGCACCCGCTGAGTTACTCCCCGAGCCTGACAAAGAGGCTGGTTTTGCTTATCGTTGGATTCGTGTCGCAACCCTAAATCAAGCTGATCCACGCAACCTATCCGCTAAATTGCGCGAAGGATGGGAGCCAGTAAGGATTGAAGAACAACCAAAATTTCAACTGTTAGTCGACCCCAATAGTCGTTATAAAGACAATATTGAGATCGGCGGATTATTGCTTTGCAAGACTCCAATTGAGTTTGTTGAACAACGTAATGCCCATTACGAGAAGCAAACGCAAGCCCAAACGGATGCTGTAGACAATAATTTAATGCGTCAAAGTGACCCACGGATGCCAATCTTTCAAGAGCGGAAATCTTCAAGTTCCTTTGGTAAAGGTAATTAAATTTAATTTAGGAGTTTTATAATGGCTTATCCAACCATCAATTCTCCCTATGGCTTTAAGGCTTATAACCGTTTTGACGGCATTCCTTATGCAGGTGCTACTCTTCAGTATCCACTTACAACAGGAACCGCAATTTTTTACGGCGATACAGTCAAATTAGTCAACGGGGGCACAATCTCTTTGTCTGGCGCAACTACTTCAGGTACTATTATTGGTACTTTTGTTGGTTGTCAGTATGTGAATTCTACAGGTCAAACTGTTCAAGCACAATACTATCCAGGCTCTGGTGTAACAAACCCAATCGCTTATGTTGTAGTAGATCCAACTGCTGAATTTAAAGTAGCTGTAACAACTACAGGTAACACAAGCGTTGTAACAGGCGCAAATGCAACTATCGTTGGTTGTAACGTAGCTCAAACTGCTTATACTGCTGGTTCTACAACCACTGGTGATTCAGTAGCTGCTATCGTATTGCCAGCAAACGCAAACGGTAACTTAACATCGTTGCCTTTCCGTGTAGTAGCTGTTGTTCCCGATACAGCATATGCCAATGCAACCGGCACGATCTTCTATCCAGAAGTACTCGTTAAGATCAACAATCCACAGTTAACTGCCTTGACCGGCACTGACTATACAGCTTAAGGAGCTATAAATGGCTATTTCACGCGCACAACTACTGAAAGAGTTGCTCCCAGGCTTGAACGCATTGTTCGGACTTGAGTACGCTCGCTACGGTGAAGAACACAAAGAAATCTACGAAACAGAGACTTCTGAGCGTTCTTTTGAAGAAGAAACAAAACTGTCAGGCTTCAGCGCTGCACCAGTCAAAAACGAAGGCTCAGCCATCGCGTATGACAATGCACAAGAAGCATGGACTGCTCGCTACAACCACGAAACTATCGCCCTTGGCTTTAGCTTGACTGAAGAAGCAATCGAAGATAACCTCTACGATTCTTTGTCTGCTCGCTATACTAAGGCTTTGGCTCGCGCTATGGCTTACACCAAGCAAGTAAAAGCAGCTGCAGTTCTTAACAACGGATTTACCAACTCTACTGCTTATTATGGTGGTGATGGCGTTCCATTGTTTTCTGCTTCACACCCATTGGTTTCTGGTGGCACTAACAGCAACATCCCATCAACCCCAGCTGACTTGAATGAGACTTCTTTGGAAGCCGCTGTAATTCAAATCTCCTTGTGGACTGATGAGCGTGGTCTGTTGATCGCTGCTAAACCTAAGAAATTGATCGTTCCACCTTCACTCCAGTTCGTTGCAACTCGTTTGCTCGAAACTGAATTACGTGTTGGTACAAACGACAATGACATCAACGCACTCAAGAACAACGGTTCTGTTGCAGAAGGTTACACAATTAACCACTTCTTGACAGACACCAATGCTTGGTTCTTGACAACTGATGTTCCAAATGGTATGAAACATTTCGTTCGTACCCCGCTCAGCCAGTCTATGGACGGCGATTTTGATACTGGTAACGTTCGTTACAAGTCTCGTGAGCGTTACAGCTTCGGCTGGTCCGATCCACTCGGAATGTACGGCTCTGCAGGCGCCTAAACAAGGCTCTTGTTTCCGTGGACGAACCCCACCTTACCGGGTGGGGTTTTTCTTTTATTGTTTGCTTGCTTTTCCTTGTATTTGTAGTAAGATTCAATAAACCAGAGTTTTGGTCTATCAAACTGATCTGGCAGAAGACATACCTATTGATAGACTTATCTTGTATGTAAGGACAATTTATTATGGCACTCGCAACTACCTCGTCAATTTGGCGTTCAACAGGTGGCGACACAACTCGCACCGCATCCGCAGGCTCTATGGAAATGGTTTTGCCTTTCTATATTGCAAACGTTGCAGCTACTTCAAACGTATCTGTAGCATCTTCTCAAGCTAACGTAGCTGTTATTCTTCCAGCTGGCGCAACAGTAACAAGCATTTCTATTAATGCAACAGGCACTGGCAATATTGACTTAGGGTTTACCCCATTAATTGGTGTAGGCGCTGGCCAAACAACTACCCTTGGCACAAACGTACCACAAGCTTTCTTGGCTAACGCATCTACCGCTACTCGTGTAGCAGTTGGTGTAGGTGGTACAAATGGCGGTGCATCTTTAGGTAACGTAGCCAATGCAACTAACTTGGTTGTAGTTACAACTAAAGCTAACGGTGTTTCATCTGGTACTGTATCTGGTTCTATTCGTTACTATGTTACTGACCCTTCATTTGGCGAAGAAAACGTTTAATTAATCTTTAGGGGGTTTGGGCTGGGGATTCTCGGCCGCCTCCAATTAAATCTTTAGGAGATTAATTATGATGCAAACTGATGTAAAATCCACGCATTTAAACACTAGCGGAGTTGTATTTGCTGGACCATGTAGAGTTAAAGGCTACCAAATAGCTCCGGGCGCTGCTGGGCAAATTGATTTTTATGACAATGCTTCCGCAGGGTCTGGAACAACTCGTTTGTCTATAGATACAACAACAAATACTGCAATTATATCTACATTAATACCCGGTGAAGGCATTAAATTTGATAACGGCGTATATGTTAGTTTACCGTCTAGCGTTAAAATTACAGTATTTTATGGCTAAGAAAAAGGGTCCTTCTCTTGCGATTGGCCGTGGTGAAAAGTTGCCTGTATCTAAGGGCGCTGGGCTTACCGCCAAAGGCCGTGCTAAGTATAATGCGGCTACTGGCTCGAATCTAAAGGCTCCGCAGCCAGAAGGTGGCCCACGTAAGAAATCTTTCTGCGCTAGAATGTCTGGTATGCCTGGCCCTATGAAAGATGAGAATGGTAAGCCTACTCGTAAAGCGGCTAGCTTAAGACGATGGAAGTGTGGGACAAAATGATGGAACTGCAGATTAACGACCCAGAAATTGTAACCGCAAGAGAATTAGCTACCCATGCTAACGATATTAAGCATTTACAGGCCGATATGGACAAACTTGTACAAGATATGGAAGAAGTTAAGAAATGCTTGGCTGAAATCCAACGTCTATTATCAGAGGCCCAAGCTAGTAAAAAAACTTGGCATACAATTTTTACTGTAGCCGCTGGTTTAATTGGTGGTGTTATTGTTTGGGCTTTAGATAGGGCTTGGAAATAATGCCTAGCGTATCCAAAAAGCAACACAATTTTATGGCAGCAATAGCTAAGAATCCTGCGTTTGCTAAGAAAGTTGGAATTAAATCATCTGTTGGCGAAGAGTTTTTAAAAGCTGACAAAGGTCGTAAATTTGGTTTGGGTGGTGGTGTTGGTATTACTAAAGGCGGTAAAGGCCAAATTAATAAGCAAGGGACTCGTGCAGGTAGTATTTACGGAGAACAAAAAGAAGTACCTAACGTTAATTTAAACAAATACATTGGAAAGAAAGAGGGCGGTATGGCTAAAAGCGACATGAAGGAAGATATGAAGGCTGATATCAAACAAGATAAAGCCATCGTCAAAAAAGCATTTAAAATGCACGATAAACAAGAACATAAAGGCGGTAAAGGTACCGACTTGTCTAAACTTAGAAAAGGTGGTATGGCTATGAAAAAGATGGCAAAAGGCGGTATGGCTATGAAAGAAACTATGGGTCCACGTAATATGTCTCAAGACGTAGAAAAAGGCTCAAACAAATTACTTAAGTTTGGCGAATCTGCAGTTCAAAAACGCGGTCATACTAAAGGTAAAAATTTGGGCGATGCTCAAATGGCTACAGTAGGCCCAAAATCATTTGGCGCTACTAAAATGGCTAAAGGTGGTTCAGCTTCTGCACGTGCTGATGGTATTGCCCAAAAAGGCAAGACTAAAGGCAAAATGATGTGCATGGGCGGAAAGTCATAATAATGGCTAAGAACGGGTACGACCAAACGTACGAAGATGATCGCAAAGAAAACGAAGAGACTCGTGCTTTAGTTAAAAAAGCGGTTATGGCGCCTATTAATGCAGTTAAGCCAAAAGAAACTAAACCGGATACTGGCGAAACTACCAACCCTATGGGTGACAAGTACGCTAAAGGCGGCAAGGTTGGTTCCGCTTCTAAACGTGCTGATGGCTGCTGTGTTAAAGGTAAGACTAAAGGCAAAATGCTATGAGACCTAGTCGTGGTATGGGCGATATTGCCCCCTCTAAAATGGGTAAACCGGTAGTTAAAAAACGCCGGGATAATACTGACTTTACTCAATACAAAGAAGGCGGAGAAGTTTGGGACAAACCACGCCCAAAAGGTTTAGGTAAACCAAAGAAATTGTCCCCAGTTAAAAAATCAGCTGCAAAAGCTATGGCTAAAAAAGCTGGTAGGCCATATCCAAATTTAGTAGATAACATGAGAGCTGCAAGGAAAAAATAATGGCTGAAAAATGGATTCAAAAAGCAATTAAAAAACCTGGTGCCTTACGCAAAGAATTAGGCGCTAAAGCAGGTAAACCTATTCCGGCGGCCAAATTAGCTGCAGCTGCAAAAAAACCGGGCAAGATCGGTAAGCGGGCTAGGCTGGCGGAAACCCTTAAAGGGCTAAAAAAGTGAACTGGGCTATCTGGTTACACTTTATTAAAGGAGTGTCGCTTGGATTTGAAATAGTAGATGAAGGCGACGAAAACTTTTTTGTTATTGACCTATTAATTGTAAGACTTGGAATAGTGTGGGAACAAAATGATTAAAGAATATATTATAGATTTGTTAAAGCGGCTGTTAGCTTTGTTTGAAGATAAGGCACCTAAAGTAGAAGCATGGCCTTTCCCAACTGAACAAGCTCCAAAGCCAAAACGTAAACCAACAATAAAGAAGCCAGTTCTTAAAAAAATTGCAAAGAAAACTAAGTAATGGCAACTACACCCACCACTTCCGGATTAAGCGCATTTAATCTAAACCTTAATGACCTCGTAGAAGAGGCATTTGAACGTTGTGGGAAAGAACTGCGTACTGGATATGACCTGCGTACAGCGCGGCGAAGTCTCAACCTGCTTACTATTGAGTGGGCAAACCGGGGTATTAACCTGTGGACTGTAGAACAGGGCCAGATTTTGATGAATACAGGACAGGCTATTTACCCTATTCCTGTGGATACTATTGACCTGTTAGATACCGTTGTACGTACAAATAATGGTCAGGGCAACAACCAGATTGACATTAATATTACTCGGATTTCAGAGTCTACATACATCACAATCCCTAATAAGAACGCTAATGGTCGCCCTATTCAAGTCTATGTAAACCGCCAGTCTGGCAACACGTCTGATGTAGCCGCAACCACTTTGGCTGTTGGGTACCCCATATCTGCTACCGACACAACTATAACCCTTACAGACGCTTCTAGACTGCCTACACAAGGGTTTATTAACATTACTACTCTTGGCGTTACAGAAACTATTGGGTATCAAAACATTGTTGGAAATCAGATTCTGAACGCTTGGCGTGCTCAGAACGGCACAGTAGCAGCACCGCATAGCGCTGGGGATTCGGTATTTACAAACAACTTGCCATGCATTAACGTCTGGCCTACCCCTAATGCTCCTGGTAATCAGTATACGTTTATGTACTATCGCTTGCGTCGTCTACAAGATGCTGGAAATGGCGTAAATATTCAAGATATCCCATTTCGTTTAGTCACTGCTACGGTAGCTGGATTAGCTTATAATTTGAGTATGAAGCTGCAAGGTGTAGACCCTATGCGTATTGCTGCCCTTAAAGCTGAATATGAACAGCAGTATCAGTTGGCTGCAGATGAAGATAGGGAAAAAGCAGCTATTAGATTTGTACCTAGAGTTTTATTTTACTGAGCCATTAAATGCCATCAAAATATGCTTCAGGTAAATGGGCGATTGCCGAATGCGATAGATGTGCGCAGCGGTATATGCTTAAGGAATTAAAGAAGGAAATAATTAAGACTAAGCTTTATCAGATTAAAGTTTGCCCGTCTTGTTGGGATCCGGATCAACCTCAGTTATCATTGGGGCTATATCCTGTTAATGACCCACAAGCTGTACGGGAACCAAGACCTGATGTAAGTTATTTGCAGTCTGGTAATAATGGAATTCAGACAAACGTAAATGGCGGCACTACACAATCTGGGTTTGGTACGCCGGATATGGGTAGTAGACAGTTTCAATGGGGCTGGAACCCTGTTGGTGGTGCAAGTAGTTTTGATACGGTTTTGACGCCAAATTACTTGATTGCAGTAGGACAAACAGGTACAGTAACAATATCCACAACTTAGGAGTTTATTATGGGATACAGATCAGCAGCCGATGGAATTACTAAACAAGGTAAAACTAAAGGCAAAAACTTAGGCGATTCCGGTCCAACAATCGGTATCGAAGGCGGTAAAGGTAAAAAAGGTGCTTCTACAGTAACTTCAGAAGCTATGAAAAAAGTAGGTCGTAACTTGGCTCGTGCCCAAAATCAGGAGTAATCATGGCTAAAAACGATTTTCCAAAACCAACTACAAAAAATAGCCCCGCTATTCATACTGGTGCTAACCGTGATAATAAATCAGCTGACTTTTATACTGGGTTTAATTATCCTACAGGTGGCGGTAATGATATTGGCGTTTACAAACAGCCGCAACCAAATACAACTAGCGCTAAAGAAGATGTTATTCAAAAACCAGGTAATGGTATGGATGAATTAAATATCTCTGTTGCCGGTGCTGCCAAACGTAACTACCCTAAAGAAAACAAAAACGGTGAACTTACTATGCGTGGATACGGCGCTGCTATCAAAGGTATTAAAACAAGAGGACCGATGGCCTAATGGATGCACAGCAAGTAATTAAACTTGAAGTAACTCTAAACGAAGTAGAAGGCATTTTGGCTGGTTTAGGTGAACTTCCTACCAAGACTGGTGCTTTTGCATTGTTAATGAAAGTCCGTGCTCAGGCTGAATCTCAAATTCCTAAAGAAGAACCAAAAGTTGAATAATGAATTACGAAACGTTATATAACTCAATCCAGTCTTACGCTGAAAACACCGAACAGTTGTTTGTGGCAAATATTCCTGTGTTTGTACAGGAAGCTGAAGACCGTATATATAACTCCGTAAATTTACCATCATTACGTAAAAACGTTACCGGTACTTTAACTTCTGGCAATCAATATTTGTCTTTACCTAACGATTGGCTGGCTAACTATTCGTTGGCAGTAATTGATTCAAACAACAACTATCAATATCTTTTAAATAAAGACGTTAACTTTTTGCGAGAAGCATACCCAAAAGTTGTTTATACTAGCCCCACCTACCAAGGCACTCCCGGCGGCGTTCCAGCCTACTATGCGTTGTTTGGTTCTCAGTTATCAAATGTTAATGAAATGACATTGATGGTTGCCCCTACACCAGACGATAACTACACGGTTGAGATGCATTACTATTATTACCCACCAACTATTGTGCAAGGTCAAATTGCTACATTAGGTACTTTAATCGCTGGATCGCTATATACCAATGGGGTATACCAAAATGTGGCTTTAACTGGAGGTTCTGGTGCTAATGCAACTGCTGATATTGTTATTTCCGGTGGTGTTGTTACATCCTGTACTTTACGTTTTGGTGGTAACTTTTACGTTGTGGGCGATATTCTTTCTTGCTCATCGCTTGGTTCTACTGGTAGTGGATTTTCTATTACTGTAGCTTCTGTATCAAATTCCTCTGGCACAAGTTGGCTAGGCGATAACTATGACCCAGCCCTTTTCTATGGTGCTATGCGTGAAGCTATGCTCTTTATGAAAGGCGAACAAGATTTAATTGGATACTACGAAGCTAAATATCAAGAAGCATTAGCTCAACTTAAACGCCTTGGTGACGGTCTGGAACGTGGTGATTTCTACAGAGATGGCCAAACAAAATTAAATCTTAGTAGGACGGGCGCTTAATGGCTTTATCTCAAGGTTTAACTACCACTTTTAAGCAAAACTGTTTATCCGGTTTAGAAAATTTTGCCGTAGGTACACCCTATACTTACAAAATTGCTTTATATAGCTCGACAGCTAACCTATCTAATTACACTACTGCTTATACCGTAGACGGTGAGATTACGGGTACTGGATATACACCGGGCGGCAAAGTTTTAACAGTTATACCCCCTGCAGCAAACGTTACGTCAAATACTGTTTATGTTTCATTTGCTAATGTAACTTGGAATCCTGCTTCTTTTACTTGTAGCGGGGCTTTAATATACAATAGCACTACAAACGCATCAGTATGCGTATTAAATTTTGGATCAAATAAAACCGCAGCAAACACATTTACAATAACCTTTCCGGCAGATACCGCATCAGATGCCGTTATTAGATTTAGTTAGGAGCAATTATGCATAAAGAAACCGGAAGCTGTGGCGATTACGCTGTGGCTACATTACAAGCAAACGCAAGCATCCCTGAAGGCATGGGTGTTGAAGGCTTTTACCACGTTGAATGTCGTGATAAAGAAGGCAATTTAAAGTGGACTGAAGAGTTCCCTAACTTAGTAGTGCAAGGCGGTAAAGAGCTTTTACTAAATACCTTACTGCGTACTTCAGGCACATATACTACTGTTGGGCCATTCTTAGGTCTTACAAAGGTTAGCTTGACCCCAGCTGCTACTGATACCATGACTACTTTGGTGACTACTAACGCTGCTGAGTTTACTAACTACACAGTTGGTGGTTCCGCAGTTCGTGGTACAGCTGTATTTGCTGCGGCTACTTCGTCTGGAACTACACCTTCTAACGTAACTACTTCTTCAGCTACTGCAATTACTTATACCATTACTGGTGCGGGCGGTACTGTATATGGTTGCTTTTTAGTTACAGGTTCTGGCGCTGTTAGTACACAAAGCTCTACTGCAGGTACATTGTATTCTGAAGGTAACTTTACTACAGCTAAGGTTACAACTGCTGGCGATACAGTAAGCGTTACCTACAGCACAACTGCTACTAGCTAAGGAGTCCTAAATGGCTCTAGTGCTGTATGACCGAGTTCAACAGACTGGTACTGCTAACACAACCGTAAGTTTTACATTAAGCGGAAGTGTTACAGGGTATCAGTCGTTTTCGGTTATTGGCAATGGTAACACTACATATTACGGCGCTACAGATACAGCTGGCAACTGGGAATCGGGTATTGGCACATATGCTACGGGCGGAACATTAACTCGTACAACAATATTAGCTTCTTCAAATTCAGGCTCTGCAGTTACATTTAGCGGCACAGTTAGCGTATTTGTTACCTATCCTGCTACTAAGTCAATTAATTATGATGCTAATGGCGTAGCAACAATTGGTTCTACACTTGGATATTCTGATACAGGTATTGTTGGTTCCTTTGCTTCTACTGTAGCTGGATATAACCAAGTAATTGTTCAAAACAAAAGCAATTCTAGTAGCGCTTCTTCAAACTTTAACGTATCAAACGATGCTGCTACAGCTACTACAGGTTATGCTGAGCTTGGTATTAATTCAAGCACATACTCAGGTACTGGGTCATTTAATATTGCTGGCGCATCATATTTAGCTTCTGCATCAACAGATTTAACCATCGGTACTTATGGGGCGTACAACGTTCACTTTGTAACCAATAGCAATAACACCGATGCAATGACCATATATAACTCTGGTGGTATTTCATTGGGAGGTCAACCTGACCCCGGCATTGGTACTTTATATGCAAATAACGTATATTTAGGGTTTAATGCTATTACTGCAGCGGCTGGAACTACAGTATTAACTAACGCTTCTTCAGGATACCAAAACGTAGTAGGAACAACAACTCAAACAATTCAGTTGCCCGTTGCTACAACGTTGTATAAAGGCTTGGCATTTACTGTTGCTAATGCGTCAACTGGCAACGTAACAATTAAAGATAGTGCGTCTACTACGATTGACACTATTGTTACTGGCGGTACATCTATTTTAGTTTTAACTAATAACGGCACTTCTGCTGGCACTTGGGTTGCTTACAGCTATATTCCAGCATCGTATGACTTTAGTACGTCTACTGCTAACTTTGGTACTGCCACAATTACTAACGCTACTTACCAAGGCAACACAATTGCTTCTGGTTATGGCGGCACGGGTTTAACCACATTTGCTGGTGCTAACAATGCCCTTTATTCCACGTCTTCTTCTGCTTTAGCTGCCGGTACTCTACCTGTTGCAGCTGGTGGTACTGGGGCTACAACATTAACATTAAATGGTGTTGTTTATGGTAACGGAACATCTGCAGCTGGAATAACAGCGGCCGGTACTACAGGTCAAGTTTTAGTGGCTACAACAGGCTCTGCTCCTTCTTGGGGTGCAATACCATCAACAGCGGCGGTTACTTCATTTAGCGCTGGTACTACAGGATTTACTCCTTCGTCAGCTACAACCGGTGCAGTTACTCTTGCGGGTACTTTAGCCACAACTAATGGCGGTACAGGCTTAACTTCATTTACATCCAACGGTGCTGTTTATGCTACTTCTACAAGCGCCTTAACTACTGGAACATTGCCGATTGCTTCTGGTGGCACTGCTGGAACTACTGCAGCTTCTGCATTTAATAACTTAAATCCAATGACCACAACGGGCGATATAATCTATGAAGCGTCTGCTGGAACTGCTGCAAGATTAGGCATTGGCTCTACTGGACAAGTTTTAACTGTCGCTGGTGGTATACCTTCTTGGGCAACCTCTTCTGCAACAACTGCAGACCAAGCGTACTTTTTATCTTTTATGATGGGCTAACATGGCAACTTATTCAAATACTTCATATGCGTCAAGAAACGTGGGGACTTCCCCAGTAGTCGTAATTTCATCAATTGCGTCAGGCACAGTTGCTATTTCTAGTTTAATTGTTGCTAATACTACTACTTCGCCAATTACTGCTGATGTATATATCACACGGTCTTCTTCTACTTATTATTTGGTAAAAACAGCTACAATACCGGTTGGCGGCTCATTAGAAGTTATTCAAGGAAATCGTGTAGTTATGATTGCATCCGATACTTTATCAGTCGTATCAAGCGCTGCTACTTCAGCCGATGTCATCATTTCTGCCCTAACAGCGGTGTAATATGGCATATCTTGGCAATAATTTAACGGTTCAGCAGTACGCACCTCAGATAGCTTATTTCTCTGGGAATGGGTCTACTACTGCCTTTACTTTGCCAGTCGGCGTTGTTAGTGCTGCTCAGATTTTAGTTTTTGTTGCTAACGTAGGCCAGAACCCGTCTTCTGCATATTCTGTATCAGGCACTACTTTAACCTTTACTTCTGCTCCCCCAACAGGCACAAACAATATCTGGGTTGAGTACACAAGCTTACAGACTAATACAATAGCGCCAAGTGCAGGAACAGTTGGAACAGCGGCAATTCAAAGTAGTGTGACATTAACAACGCCAGCAATTGCAGGAGCTACATCGGGTTCAATTACATTAGCTGCCCCTGCCGTAGCAGGAACAAACACAGCTACGCTACCTGCCGCTACTGGCACAGTAATGGTTAGCGGTAATATGCCAGCGTTTAGTTATTATCAAAGTGTTGCACAAACTCTTTCTTCGGCAACTTTTACAAAATTAACTTTTACATCATCAAATTTTGATGCAAGCAGCGGTATGTATGCTTCATCAAGATTTACCCCAACTATAGCTGGATATTATCAAATTAATGGTGCTTTAGGTGTAGGTGCTTCAGGAACTCGAGTTATTGATACCATTCAAAAAAATGGAACTACTTTGCAATATGGTAATGATAGTGGTGCAGGCGGTTCAGTTTATGTGGCGACTGTTTCTGGAATTGTTTATTTAAATGGTTCTACTGATTATGTAGAAATTTGGGGTTTTTACGCTAGTGGACAAGCTACAGCAGCTTCACAAGTGCAAACTTATTTTAATGGTTGTATGTTAAGGACTGCATAATGACTTTATACGACAAAATAATGGCTCTATATCCTAGCCTTACAGAACAGGACTTTTTAACTGTAATTCGTTTACAGAATGACAGCGATGGTCGTGGTGACTATATAGCTTCTTGGGAACACCCTACACTACCACGCCCTTCAGAAGACGAGATTAAATAATGGCTATTAGCACTATAGACTCGACAGGATTACAAAGCCCATTGGCTAGCCAATCTTTAAGCTCGCCTACAATTACGGGCGCTGTTGTATCTTCTATGGCTAGTAGCGTAATTACATCCGGCACAGCACAAAACTCTACATCAGGTACAAGCATTGACTTTACTGGTATACCTAGTTGGGTAAAGCGTATTACTGTAATGTTTAGCGGTGTTTCTTTAAGCGGTACATCTGAAATATTAATTAGATTAGGTGTATCAGGAACTCCTGAAACAACTGGATATTTAACAAATTATAGTCGTTCTACAAGCAGTTCTATTGCCACAAGTTCTTTTACAACAGATGGTTTTAATGTGACTGGTGGAGTTGGTTTAGCCGCAAATACTGTTCATGGTCAATATATATTTTCAACACTCGGTTCAAATATTTGGGTTGGTTCTGCTGTTATTTTTTCTTATGGAACAAATTACATGGTAAATAGTTCTGGAAGCAAAACATTGGCTGGAACATTAAATATGATTCGCATTCTTTCAGGTAACGGCACAGATACATTTGATGCTGGCTCAATCAACATTCTTTACGAGTAACCCATGCCATATATCGGAAGCCAACCTTCGCAACAAGCCTTCGTTACAGATACCTATAATGGTACTGGGTCTACGACTGTCTTTACAATGTCGGTTGCGCCCGCTAATACTTCATCTGTATTGGTAGCTATTTCTGGTGTATTGCAAGACCCGAGCACTTATAGTGTTTCTGGAACAACCTTAACATTTTCAGCTGCCCCGCCTTCTGGCACAGGCAATATTTCATGCCGTTACCTTGGTATCCCAGCATCTGGCGTAACCACTACAGCTTACCGCACAGTAACTGAATTTACTGCAACTGCAGGACAGACTACCTTTACACCAGCATCTTATACGGCTGGGTACATTAACGTCTACCGCAACGGTGTAAGGCTTGGCTCTGCCGACTATACGGCTACTAACGGCACTACTGTAGTTTTAACAACTGGCGCTACTGCTGGCGATTTAATTACTACTGAGTCTTTCTATGTAAGCTCGGTCCTCAATGCTATTCCCAATACTGCGGCATCAGTAAGTTCAACTAATCTTGTACCCTTAACAACTTTACCTGTTTCAGGCGGAAACACTTTAACTGTACCTGCAGTAACAGGAACAATGATGGTTAGCGGTAATATGCCAGCGTTTAGTGTTTATGCAAGTGCGACTACAACAATTAGTGCAAATACATACACAAAAGTTCAATTAAATACTAAAACTGGTGCTAATAATATTGCTTTTGATACTGCTGGTTATTTTGACAATGCAACAAATTATCGTTTTACACCTTTAATTGCTGGTTATTATCAAATAAATTCTAATGTATCAGTTGGAGCAATAACAGTATTTGGTACTGGCGCACAAGTTGCAATCTATAAAAATGGTTCAACCTACAAATCAAGTGGATTAAATAATAATTCAGCTTCAACTCAATCAGGCGGAGT